TCCACGAGTAGAGGAATATTGACCAAAAATAGGTGCAGTTGGATTTAAAGTATAACCACTTCCAGCTGCCATAATTCTCCCAGATACGTGGAGCTTTTCGGTAGGCCCTGTCGTCCCAATGCCGACGTTGCCAGCACTACTAATTCGCATTTGTTCAAGTGGGGTTGCACCATTTGCCCGAGTAGAGAAAAGCATAGCACTCGCATAATTTCCTGCAGTGGAATTTTCTTTTATTCCTTGAATATTTCCAAAGTGGTAAACATCTCCACCAGTACCATTTGAATATCCACCAAAAGCTAAACCTCCGCCTGTTCCTGTGGTTGCAGAGGCTGTATCAAACAATAGTCCGTTATTTTTAGCTTCTCCATTAAATCCAGTCGGTCCCTGTACGTGCAAGGGAAAATAAGGACCAGTCGTCCCAATGCCGACGTTGCCGTTATCTAAAAGAACCATTTTCGTACTTCTACCTGAACCACCAGCGGTTGTTTCAGTACTAAAATATAATGGTTGCCCACTTGACCAATCAAAGTAATTTGTTCCAGTAGAACGATATAAGGATATTCTTGCGTTATTACTTATTGAATTAATTTCTCCTGAGGCAGAAATGGTTCCATTAACATCCAGCTTAGCCCCTGGACTAGTCGTACCAATCCCAACGTTGCCACCACTTTGGATATAAACAGCGGTTGGAGAATAACGTGTTCCGAATGATAAGTCAGTAGCTCCAGTGCTGTAATAATGAAGTTTTATGTTTCCAAGTTCAGTAGCGGCATTTGAATCTTGCGAAAACCTAATTCCCGTAAAGTTGCCATCACTAATACCACCAGCGTTATTTATATTTAATTGATAAGCGGCAGCTTGTGTAGCCCTACTCAAGCTTAATAAATGTGTAGGACTAGCCGTACCAATGCCTACCCTGTCATTAACGGCATCTACAACTAAGACGGTGGAGTCAACAGTTATTCCTGATAGGTAGCGAATCGGCATAGTTTCTTTAGTTTATAATTGCAAATCTACGAAATAACAAAGGTTGGCGAATAGCCAACCCCCACTCAATCATCATATAATACTGATGTATCGTTTATGAAACACGTTGGATTACCACTCGGTAAGCGTTGCTTGAAGGCGCCGTAGCAAACGTAACCACAACAGTGTTAACCGTTGGTCTGGTTGTGTCTACAAACACCGTATCATAGGTAGCATTGTCGTACACCTGAACGATTACATCTCGGCTGTTAAGGCTGTGAGTAATTGTGTAGGCAGTGTTCGTTGCATCACCTACGCTAGCAAACGCTCCACTTCCGTCGATGATAGCCTGAACAGCAGTAGTGAAGTCCGTCACCTGCGATGCCGTGATGGCAATCGCTACGTTGGCAGCAGCAGTAGCACGTCCCTTGGCGTCAAACGTAATCTGAGGCACGCTACCGGCTAAGCCGTAGCTTCCTGCCGTAACACCGCTATTAGCAAGCGTAAGGGCTCCTGTGACGTTCGCAGTGCCATCAAACGTAGTGGTCCACGTAGCGTCACCGGTGATGCTGATGGTCCTGGCAGTCTCAAGGGCCGTAGCCGTAGAGGCGTTACCGGTAAGGGCTCCCGTTACGTTGGCGACAAGGCGACCAACGGTAAGGCTAGCAACCGTAGAGGTAGGCTCTGTAGCGGTGAATCCAAGGCTGAAGACAGCCTCTCCCACCGAGCTCGCGGAGGCATCGTAGAAGAACGAAGCGTACTTCGTTCCGCTGTTGACGTAGTTGCCATAGAAGCCGATATCCACGCTGTTCGCCACGTTGGCGTTGGCGTACTGCATCATATTGTCGCCAATAGATACGATGATGCTGTCAATGGTGGTGGTGGTTCCGTTTACGTCAAGGTTGCCCCCAATCGTTACCGTTGACCCGTCGTCGGTAATAGACGAGTTGATGTACTGGCCATTGGCAGAGTCCCACTTAGAGATGTTGTTATTGGTAAGGGCTCCTGCGTTCTTAAGCTGTACGTCGTCAGCGTTGACGGTGATACCCGTTCCTGCTCCGATGTTTAGCGTAGCGCTTGCGCCAAGGGCAACAGTGCCTCCACCAGTCAGACCAGCACCAGCGGTGTAGGTTACACTTGAGTTAGTAAGCGATGAGTTGGGGATTGCAGCAAGTGCAAGGGTGGTCGTGGTGATGTTGATACCCGACGCGGTAGACACCTCCAAGAACTTAGACGCTCCTGCGCTATCGTCCCAGAAGAAGATGCGGTCGGCGTTGGGGTCCGTAAGGTCCTCAAGGCCTAGGTGCTTAAGCTGTACGTCGTCGACGTTTACCTGAAGACCAACACCCTGTCCTACGTTAAGGGTAATGTCGCGAGTTCCACTAGAGGTAAGGCCAGCGCCAGCGATGACGCTACGCACATCACCACCTACGTCAATCCAGCTGGTTCCATTCCAGAAATATATTGACTGGTCTCCTGCGGAGGAGTCGTAGTACACCTGACCCTCATTGGGGGAAGCCGGAGCGGTTGCTAGATTTTGAATTACAGCATTCTGAAGCTCTGTCTTGTTTAGGTCAAGAGCTGCTGTTGCTAAAATTTTTGATAGATACTTAATAGCCATAGCTTAGTTGAAAAATGCCTCGCCACTAAAGGCTCCAGCGAATGTTAGGGTTACTTGATTTAGTGAATTATATAAAACTTCTCCATAAACAGTATTGTCGGCAGAGTCTACCACCGTTACGGAGCAGTATTTGTTAAGGTTGTGGTTTATCACCCACGAAGCAGAAGGGGAGCCCTGCACGTATACGTAGTTGGCATCTTGGCTTACGCCGCCGATGACGCCGGTGACTGTTACGCTATTGCCTTTTTGCGTGGCAACAGTAGAGCTTCCAGCAACTTCCGTTACCGTAACCGCGTTACCCGTGTCTCTTACTACTATAGCTCCCATACTAGTCTACGACGTCTTCGTTAACAGTAAATAAGCCAAGGAGCCACGTCTTTACTACTCCCGCAACATTGCTCTGGAGCCCGTATACATACACGCCCGCAGGAATCGTTAGCATCGTGTTGGCGTTAGCGGTAACGAAAAGCTTTCCTGTGCTATTTCCACTATAGTTAAATGCCGTTGAGTCAAGGACGGGCGATGCCGAAGTATCGCTCTCGGAAACCTCCATCTTCCAAGTGTAGGACGTGAGGTTGATAGGCTGATTGCTGGCATTATAGAAGTCTACCTCTATGGAGAAAGTATCACCCTTTCTGCAAATGATGTCCACCCTCTGAGCGTTGTCGAGGTTTACAGTGTTGGTGGTAGAACAAGATGATGAAGCCATAGTGCAAATTTACCTTTTTTAATTAAGCGTTAGAAAGGAGTGAGGCTACAAAGTCTTCGTCGTTTTCTTCCTGTAATTCACCGCGTTGGCCGCTACGCTGGGAGATGAGCTTGCTTTGCTCGATGGCTTGCTTCTTAACACGGGAGTCCTTCCGGTCTTCACGGTCAGTCTCAATATCTGTACGCACGCCAGATTCAATCTCTTGCTGCTGCAAACCGTAACGGCCTTGCAAGTCAGCTAGCTTCATCTTCAAATCGTACTCAACCTGTAGCAACTGAGCTTTCATCTGACCTTCTACCTGAATTTTCTGAGCTTCAAGCTGAGCCTTCATCTGTTCCTCCTGCATCCTAGCTTGGCTTGTGGACTGAGCGGACTGAGCATTTACCTGCGCTTGCATCTGAGAGTTTTGCTGCGCCATCTGCTGCTGCTGCTTGAAGCGTTTTTTACGACGTACAATTAACAACTGCTCTGCCTGCGTTACATCTTTAAGCCTACGTATAGCGATAGCGTCCTCGAGGTCAATCTCTTTTTGTAGTAAAGACTGCTGGATATTGGACTCTAAGTAAGCCTTATCCATATCTTCCATCTCGGCGACTACGCGAACACCAAAGTTATACATCGGCAGGTCGGCGAACGAGGATATTACATCCATACTGCTGCTTCCTAGGGCTTGTTCGTAGGTACGGTATAAAACGCTATCCTTCGGAATAATCTGCAAGCATCGTACTATGTCATCGCATACCTTCTTGAATAGAACCATAGCGGCATTAGTAATGTCGTAAGTGGCATTGTTGGAGGCTTCAATGGCTTGCTGACGGACACCTACTAGTTGGTCGCCTTTTGGAGTGCTTCCGTCTACCACTTCGTTGAGTCCCGTCGCGTCGCGAATCATACGCAGGTAGTGGTTGTACAAAGAAATAAGTTCGTTGATGTTGCGAATCTGGTTGCTAATCTCACGTACCGGGGGGTTCTGGAATCCTCCTTCGGGATTCTTAGAGCGGTAATAGAAGATACCCGTCTGTTCGTAGATGTCTTGGATTTCGAGAGGCTGAAGCTCTCCACCACGTCCCAGCTGTACGTTCTCGAGTCCCTCGATATCAATCATAAGACCATCAGGCTTAGCCTTGGCTATAGCTTGTTGAATCTTAAGGTGAGTGATTTGCAGCTGGTCAGCAAAGCTCTTCACCATTGAAACCATAGACTTAGGAATCATACGACGCAAGTTGGTCGCCACTACGCTGTAGCTTAGACGGGCACGAGTTAGGTCGTGTACGTTCCTGGGTATATTTTTCTTCACACCATAGTCGAAGAGAAAACTAGTTCCGATGATATACTTACCGCCATAAACGGTAGCCGTTTGCATACGGTAAGGCTTACGGTCATATACGCTTTCGCGAGCTGCCTCATACTTAAAACCTTTATAGTAAAACCCTACGTTGCCGTGGCGTGACTCTTTCTCTTCGAAGTATACATCGTCAACGCTAAGATATTCAAACTCAAGCACTTCTACTATAAACTCGTCATATCCATAAGAAACGGACTGCAAGTTCTTGTCGTAGTAAGACTGGTTTAGTCCTGATGAATTGTTGCTATACCGATGCTGTACCATCGTAGCGAGTTTCTGATACTCGTCTTCTGTAAACTGGTCTCCAGCTTGACGTTTGAGGTCCATAATACTAATACGGCGTACGTGGCCTGCGTAGATAAGGTCCGACATATTAGGGTCGTCGGTATAGCTGTGTATAAAGTATGCAGGGTCTACGTAGTTCTCTACGATTCCGTAGTTAGGGTCATTTTCACGCTTTACGACTGCCATACCAATAGACACGAGGTCATCGACACAACGTCGATATATGCGCTCCCCAAACTCGTTCCAGCTTAGCGTGAGCTCTGTAGCAATCTGGGTGGCTATCTCACTAGCAATCTTAATGTTGGTGTCAAGAAAAATCTCCGCCTCTTCGAGGGTATCAGGCAATGCGGTTACGTCATATCCAGTTCTAACACCTAGGCCTTCAAGCTCACTAAGTAATGGCTTAAGCTCGACCCCTGCTTTTATCTCTGCTTTTTTCTTTTCTTTCTGAGATACTGAAAGTGGGTCAACAGCCTCTATGTTTGGATATGGGTTACGAGACAGAATCTTGTTTACGACAATTTTAACGAACTTAGGTACAATCGGCACTGGAGACCAGTCGATGTTAAGTAGCGTTCCATCACCGTTGTTTGGGTCCAGCGAATTAAGAATCTGTTTATATATAGCGGTATCCTGGGTGCCGTTGGCGTAGTCTCTATTCTGCTCAAACTCCTTGAGTCTACGACGAAATAAGCTACCATCGTCCTCAGGTCGACCCCATTGTGTCTCTATGCTTTTCGCATACTGAAGACCGTAATCCTTTGACTGCTTGACATCATATGGTGCAAGCGGGTCAGGAAAATTATTAATGGGATGAGGATTTTTCCCGTTGTACATATAGTAATTCCTTTATATAAGCATATTATGCTTTCAACGGCAAATATAAAGCAATTAGAAACGCGCCTTGTAGCGTCTAAAGAATACCTTATCAGTTGTGTCGCTTAGCTTTTTCTCCTTTACTATTGTCTGAGCACCGAGCAGCGCAAGACCAGAACTAATCGTTAAGTCAAACTTAGTACGGTCGCTAATCTTGTATCCTATCCAATCCTGTAGTGTCCTATTAAAATACATTTTACCGTGCTCGTCTGTATCAGGCCGATATCCTATATGCTCGTGGAGGTATGCCTCAATAGCGTGAGCGTGGGCCTGTATGAACTCTTGTGAGTTGGAAGGGACGCCTTTGGTGCGGACGCTGCCGCGCTGGTTAGGGGGCGTTAGATGTTGAGGTCTATCCATAATATAGTTATCATATCCTCGTGACTCAAAGTATCGCACGATACCATACTTGTTGTTTTCCACTAGCAAGGGGTATCCGTAGTATACAGCAGCCAAGAGAACGTCCTCGTAAAAGATACGCGCCAGCTCTGGTCGCTCCGCGTACTCCACTGCAAACCTATTGCTAGGATAGTTCATATTGAACTTGTTGAACAGATGGAGTGCCCCCTTGGAGCCCCGGCCGTCTGCTGTTTCATCAATGTCATAGGAGTCGACACCTCCGACGCCCAGTAGTACATTACCCGGTGAGCGCTTACCGCCCTGTATCAACTGCTTGTTAGACTCCTCAAACGGCATAAGCCAAGACACGTGGAACTTACCGTTAGGGTCCGGACTAAATACCACCTTAGAGTCCTGTTGGCCGTTCGCCCATATGAAGTTACCACGTATCACAGGATTGGGAAAGAGGTTGCTGTTGTGTTCCAGCTGCTCGTATATCTTAGATATATTAAAGTGAGATGTCTTTGTAGAGTCTCGGAAAGCCTCTTCTTCTGTCCAGGGGAACTGGCGTATTACTTCGTTGAGCTCGTAGGGGTCGCTCATCAGTGCCTTCCTTTCGTTATTCAGGTAGGTCTTAGCTCCTATTTTCACTATGTCTCCCTCCATAGTGCTTGTAGCTTTATCGGGGTCGTTTACTATCGGTATGCCGTGTATATCAAAAAACCCCTCTAGGGCTTCGTGTGCTGGTATGAATATTTTATAAAGACCGCTCTTGGTTCTTCCGTTGTCGTTGCGTTTCTTTGGGTCTGAATCGTAGTATAGCTTCTTATAGTTTGAACCGCCTTTATCGAGCGGGTTAACAGTAGAGCCCACCAGAGCCTTACCGACGACCTTCTTTCCAACGATAAGGCAGGTCCTGTGAATACGCCATAACTCATTTATATCTAAGGGGTTCTCTAGCTTTGAAGCCTCATCGAGAAACAGAGTGTGTAGCTTCTCACCGTCGTAGGCGTTGTTTACTGTGTTCTTCCAGTTGATGACGGTATCCAGTGCCTGGGTCATCATAACGGCTTTGTTGTTCTTCGTGATTCTCTGAGATGGCTCTCGGAACGCAAGCTCCATACGTGGGTTAGTGGTACCATCCTGTACTGGCTTAAAAAAGAATGGATAGCTACGGAACATAGGAAACACCTTCTTCATAAAGACGTTGTCCTGAGCATCCTTGCCTGTCTTTGATATGATTCCTAGAAGCTTCTCTGCCACCTGCGTACCTTCGTCTACAAGTATAGAAGCGGAGATATTAGTGTATCCAGAACGGCGGCACTTGACGTATACCTGGCCAATGCATCGGGGGTCGGTTTCGCAGGCCGCGTAGTGTATAAATAGCTTTCTTTGAAAGTCAAGATAGCTCGCGTCCCCTATATCCCTCCTGCTCCACTGTAACAGCATATAGTGATGTCCGGTGATATACGTCGGTGTTCCG